GCCTGCGGGATGCCGACTCTGTTATTTACCGTTGCCATAATAAAACTCCTAATTAACTGTTAGCTGACTGATTTCAAACGTTAACTGAATTGCATGCCTTTTCGGTGAATCAAATATCTCGATGTCACCTGTATAATAAATATCATCACAGGTCAAATCACCACCTGGATGCATCCGGTCAAAATGAGCGATAACCAGGTCGCGGAGCTTGCTGGTGCCCAGGTGGTTGTCATCTCCAAAACGTGCAACACCTGCATGCTTCGATTCGCAGCCGATAAGAACAGCAAATTCAAAGACCTGCCTAAGGTCATAATCGCCTTCACGTGCCGCTTCGCAATCCTGATAACTGGCAAACGCAAACGGCTCCAGGCCGGAAAAGGACTCGATGCCACCTTCGGTCGCTGCGACCTGGTGCTTCCAGACATCAGCGGTTTTGAATACATCCTTGCCCTCATGTTGAAGGGCCGCCAGCTCATCGGCAAAATACTGCTCAATCCTTGCAATTAGACCGCCATCATTAGCCATCGATTATGTCCTCCGTACCGGAACCGTTGTTCCAAAGCAAGTCTATTTCATCTACAGAAAGAGCTCTGCTGAAAAGTGCAGTTACATCTATAAAACCATCCCAACTCCATTCTAAAACAGCATGTCTTCCAATACTAACTACGGCAGACCCTGAAAAAACGTTCTCTGCATACCCCTCAGCTTGTGCACTTAGTACATTATCCATATATAATTTTAGTCTATTTGAAGACAAAGTCTTATTGTATGTCACAACAACAAAGTGCCAAGCATTGTTTCGAAGAGAGTTTTTAGCAACATCTAAAAATGCCCATTTCCAACCGCTGGCCGTCCTCACCCGAAATATTAACCTGTCAATGGAAGTAAAGGCTATGAACTCTAAATTAAAACAATTACATCTTTCTATGAGCATTAAATGTTCAAGCTCTTGATTTGCTGTTCTAAACCACATGGCTATTGAGAATTGTTTACCTACATCCCAGGCAGGGTCATCTGGAATAGTAATCCAATCTGACACTCCATTAAACTCCAGGCATTTATTAAGTTTTCCCACCCTTGACATTGTATATGTGTTAAGTTCTGCAACGCCATGCCGGTCTCCGCCTGAAAAGTCTAAGACTGTTGTATTAAGCTCATCGTCATTCATTTTCCAGAGCCCAATGCAATTGGCAAATAGAGGAATCTCTTCGGCAGTAACCGCGATTCGGCCGACCTCGAAGAGCAGTTCCAGGGCATGCTGCTTGGGAAAATCGAGTGTCTTCTCATCTTGGCGGTAAAAGACCTGGCTGCAATCGAAACCTTCACCCGGATGGGCTTTGTCAAAATGAGCGATAACCAAATCACGCAGTTTGCTTGTGCCCAGGTTATTACCATCTCCGATGCGGGCGGCGCCGCTGACCCTGGATTCAGCGCCAATAAGGACGGCAAATCTGTGGACTTGATTTAAATCGTAATCGCCCTCGCGTTTTTCTTTTGTATCGAGATATCGGGCAAAACCAAAAGGTGCATAGCGGCTGAAGGCCTCCCTGCCGGAAGCGGTAGCTGCAACCTGGTGCTTAAAGACATCAGCGGTCCTAAAGACTTTCTGACCGTTGTGTTCAAGGCCGGCCAGCTCATCAGCGAACCATTGCTCAACATCAGCTATAAATGTATCAGGCATTAGTCGGCTCCAGTTGCTTTGTCTATTTCAGTCTGCATCGAATCTGTGATATCATCGAGCGATTCTTCAACGCCATCGTAAAGGGCACCTGTTGGCTGTACTAATACACTTTTAACAAGTGTAAATAAGGCACGGAATTTGCCGCGCTTGCCGCGTTTTATCCCGAATAATAACCGTCCGCCGGTATTAACGAAAAAGCCGCCCGGTACCTGTCGCGGCGATGAATACCTCGCGGCACCTGCAGGAGTCAAACCTTCGCCAATCGGTATGGCAAGAAATTTCCCTTTTTTAGGAGTAATAGGAGGTATCGATTCGTCACCCAGTAGCCAGGCGTATTTTGAAACGCCGGAGCCCTCCCGGACTCCGACAACAGCTTCATAGTCTCCTTCCATCCAGTCATCAACAGCCCGAGCAAGATTGCCAGAGCGGCGTTTAAGGGCCTGACCTGTAAGATAATTACGAACAACGTTGTCGGCAGCGAGATTGGCACCTTTAGATAAACCCCTCGAGCAGGCTGCGAGTATGGCCCTGCCCATAGAGCCAAGCTCTGATGCAACCTTTAGGAAATTCGGCCCCATTTCAATTTGTATCTGCATATTTTTTAGCCACACAGGACACAGAGTCCACAGAGATATATAAAAATATCTTCATTTATAAGCTCGATTTTTTGTAATTGCTTAAAATATTCTTGACCATTGGCAATAATTCTATAGCACTGAATTTACTAATTGAGCCACCCTGAAAACCGACACCTGCCAGGCCGATGTCATCGCGTCGTTTGAAGATGAAGCTCGCCTGCTCAATGGCAGCCTCCCGCAGGTCAGCGGGCAAGGCGGTCTCTCCATTACCGGGCGTTACACCGGCAGAACAGAAGCCTCCGCGATAAATCACCTGAACACTGTCGGGCACTTCGAACCACTGAAGCAGAACGCGAATAATAATTCCATTTTTGCCATTGTTGACAATCCTGTAATCAGTATTCTCCTCTAATGCATCGGCAGAATCGAAATCGTAATCGATGGCCTGCTTAATGGAAGCGATAGAGATAACAGGGTAACGATTGAGCTGCAAATAACTGCCCAAAGCTGAAAAATATTCGGTGACGTCAGCAGCGTTTGCGATGAGCTTTCTGCGGGTGAAGTTATCAAAGATAAGCTCCAGCCCGCTTATAATCCGGTTAATAGTAATATCATGCTTGGCATCGGATATTCCGAGCCGGTCTTTGACATCGGCCAGCGTGCAGATACGGGCACTCGATGAATCGGCAAGCAGGTGGGCATTGGCCGTCGTGTCCTCACCTTCGGCACATAATGCCCTGACTCGCACAAAGGCGGCAGTCTCGGTGAATGTGCCGACCTTCGCATCGCCATCAGCTATGGGGACTGCAGGGACGCCCGGGTGCTGGTCCTCGCTGGCCGTGATACCGCCATCATCGGAGGTATCTATCTGGACATCGGTGATATCGTTGGCGCCTCCGCCTCCGGCGTTTTCAACGACAATAGTAAAACCGGAGAATGCTTCGATATTTACCCAGTCCAAAAGAACCGTCAGGGAATCCGACAGCTCTGCAGATTCGGAAGTTTTAGCGACTAATTCAGGCATAATTCACCATTGATTCAAACATAGATTAACACGGATTTAGACACCGTTTAAACTCACTTTGTTCGATAGTTATCGCCGTCTCTATTAGGCAGAAACTGCTTGTCCTTTGGCGTTGTTTGCATCTTCTGACTGAGTGACGTCTGCTTGTTCGATTCCAGCTTCTTTTGCTTTTTGCTCTGCGTATTTTTTTGCATCTTCAGCCTCCATTCGTTTTAAGCCAGCCACTGCAACAGCCACCCGAAACTCACCCTGCACCTTTTCGAATATCAAATCCCTTATCTCAGCCTCGCGAGCAAGTCCAAATGCCTTTTTCTTAAGCTCTTTGCTGGCAGTCCCTGACTTTGATTCCGCGATCATCTCTTTGGCATTGGCTTCAGCTTTTTGTGAAGCAGCCTGGTTTTGGCTGACAATGGCAACCAATTCATCAACTTGCCGCTGAAGCTGCTCGGCTTCCGTCTGGAGTTTGTCGGCCCTGGACAAAGCGTAAAGAGCCTCGCCTTTATCCTTTGCGAGCTGAATAGCTTTTTTATCTTTCTGCTCGTCCCAGGGTGCACAGGTTGGTTCGTAAAGCGGCTGCTTTTTCTTTTTGCCCTCGATAACTACCGTCTTCGGCAGCTTCTCAATAGCAGCCTCCGGCAGGTCAAACTTCTGGCCGGCAGGATAAAGACCTAATGGACCCGAATAAGTTTGTAACATTTTTATCCACATAACTATACCTCATAACTTTCAATAAAGGGGACCTAAGACCTGTGCCCCAGGTCCCTGTGTTACTTAAATCAAGTTTTTGAGCAATCAAGCTGTTATGCCTTGATATGCTCCGTCAATCCCATCTCTGCGGCACTGGCAGGGCCTTTATCAGGACGCGAAAGAATACCGAGAATGGCGAGGTTGGCACCGGGGGTGCCATCGCCTGAATGTGGCGCCTGTACCCGCATGTAACGCTTGTGGCTCTTGGCCAGGTCGATATCGATGGCAAATAATTTACTGTCTTCATCGTCGGCGATGGCATCGGCAAGAGCTGCGCCGGTAACGGGGGTATAGGAGCCGCCCGTCGTATCACACTCTTCGACTAACGGAGCGGTGCCTTCAGCGGTTGAACCGATGGGGGCAGAGGCTGTAATGACGCCGGTGATTAATAAGACTCGAAGGTGATTCCAGCCCAGAGTATCGATGTAAGTATTAGCGTCGAAGTCGCCGTTATTTTTAATCTGGGGAGGTGTCAGGATTGCCATTTTCATGTTTTGAACTTCAATCATCTTTTGTCCTTTCAAAAGATAGTTAATAACATTTTCAATTTTACATCACCCTCAGCTCATATATTTTTTCATCACACAATAAACAACACCGATTACGCAGCAGCCATAATCAAGCCGCAGATTGGGCCGGCATCGGTAGTATTGCCGACTCCGTGAATAGAGGGGGCAACTCGCTCAGTGCCACGGAAGCCAATCTGGTCTGTCGTGAAGTAAGCTTCGGTTGAACGGTCTATAGTAAGCTTTCTGCGGTCACCCAGGTAAGCTCCTAATTTCAGATTTGCTAACAGGGCACAAATCTGATCATTAGCTTCAGCCTTCGGCATGGCCTGAGTCACTTCCACTTCATAGCCAAGCCAGAATCTTTGCTTGCGCATAGCATTGAGTATAATCTCGGTTGCATTGGCGCCACCTACTGCCATCGCGAGCTTTACCATTACTGTAAAATAAAAGTACTTACTGCAGTACCACTTTGCATCATCTTCGGCGTAATCAGGCAAGGTACCAGCCAGTTTTTCGAAATCACCAAGCACAAGCTCGCTATAGGCATTTCCAGAACCGACTACGAGGGACTTGATATTGCCAATAGTTGCATCAACGGCTCGTAAGGCACCGGCAATTCCGGTATGGCCGAAATAGGTAGATGTGCCATCACCAAGGAAGCCGACCTCATCTTCTTTTTTGGCAAAGGCATAGCCAATGAGGAAGCCAATGATTTCGCCGATAGCAATGGCTGCATCCTCATTTAACTCAGAGTCGAGAGCAGTAAGAGTCATCCACTTCTTAGCTGTCATACCAATAGACCTAAACACGGGGTCTGAGGCAGTTGGCGCAACTCCGGCTCCAGGACAATAAACAGTCAAGCCGGATGTCAATGCCGGGGCAATAGCACTATCGCCTCCCATAGGATATTCAAGGGCATTTCGACGGAAGATACCGTATTTTTCTATCAGAAGAATGAGATTAGGAATAAACTCAGTTGGAACAAGGATGCCTCCCGTTGTGCCAACATCTTCACCCATTGCCTTTTCCTTGCCTTCGGTGATACGTTCAATCGCAATACCCTTGCTTTCCAGTTCTTCTGCGGCTTTTTTATTACCAAAGACGGCAGCCAGACAGAACAATCCGGCGTTCTTGGCTGTTTCGAGGTCACCCCAGCAGCCATTATACATTCCTGCGGGAGTCCTGATTGTCGACAGATGAGAACTCGTGGTCATCCGCAATTGTTTTGCGAACTCCTCTGTGTTCTTCTGGAGCTCATCAATCGCCACCTTTGCTTCGGTCAGTTCCTTAATCTGAGCCTCTTGCTTTTCTTTTTCCTCTTCCTTGTATTTATCAATCAGTCCGACAACCTCGTTTTTCGTAGCCATATTTTTGCCGAGGTCTTCGACTGATTTTTCGATTTGCTCTAACGTAACTGGCATAATATACTCCTTTTAATTTTTTGAATACTCTTCACATTTTTTCACGATTCGCTCGGCTGTATCCTTATCACCGTCCGGAGCGGACTGTCCAAAGTCATCGCCGAGCAGATGCTTTGCGAGCTCGTCCGGGTCGGGGATAATTAACGGCTTTATTTCATCGAACTGCTGCTCGATGAATTCTTTAAGGTCGGATATCTGCTTTTCGAGTTTTTCGACAGATGCCTGATTTTGGCCAGGACCCGGCCTTTCGACCCTGCGCATCTGGCCTCCGCATTCGGAACACTTCAGGTCCTTGCAATGCGTTTCGCTTGATTCCTGATGACCGCAATCTATGCATTCACAGTGATAGACTGACTCTTTGAACCTGTCGAACATTCCCTTCGCTTTAATTAAAGCTCCGCGATTAGCTCCGACTGCAACGCAGCTCACTTCGAGCAGTTCTATTTTCGTAGAGACGAAGATTTTTTTGCCATCTACATCCTCCGTTCGCCACTCAAGGTCGATGAAGCCGATAGAAATAGCTTTCTGATGACCATCGCGGAAATTGACCCAGTATGTTTCGGCGTTCTCTGTAGTTGAAAAAACGATATCTATATCCACTTCATTTTCCTCTATTCTAAAGGATTCAGGGGGGGCGTGGCCGATAACTGATGATTTGCCGGTAGATAAACGATGCTGGTGGTCACCGAGGACACAAGGATTGGTTGCATAAAGCTTGAGTGATTCGGCGATGGCATTTATCTCTATACGTTCCTGGTGGCGGTCAATTTCATTTTTGGAGATGCAGACAGTAATCCGGCGATTTTCCAAATCTACGCCTTTAACGTGAGGATAAAAGAACTTCATTTTAGGTTCCATTTTGATTGTCCTTTAGCATATTGCTATAAGAATAAAATTGCAGGTTCGAATAATGCGACAAATCGAATGATTTACTGTTACCGGGTTTGACGAGCTCGACACAACGGCAGTTGATAATCTCGGCGGCAGGCCCGTTAGGATCGCCCGGATACATAACAGAACCGGTATCCAATTGGAAGGGCATATCTAAAGAGATACCATCAGCATATCTGGATTCGGCAGTGCGGTGAGAATCGCGGACCTCACTATCCCTCGAAGTCAGCCAGGTCTTTAATTTGACGCCCGACTCCTTCATACCGGCGTGCCTGCCCGTACTTACGGCACCGGCTGTCTGAGTGCGGGCAATATACCGTGCCCTCTGGAGATTCGAGCCGAGAATATTCTTAATGCGAGATGTCAATTCATTCAGGCCTTCGCCGGCGTCGAGACCCTGCTGCAGTTGACGGGCGACCATGTTCTGGGTCGTTCGATTAATGCCTGTAATTTTTTGAGAAGATATGAGCAGTGAACGCTTTACCTGAGGCCTTAGCTTTGCCCGCTTAACCAGCTCATCGAGCTTGTCACCTTTGACACCGAGGGCCTCAGTTAATGTCTGCCGGATGCCAAGCTCTGAGCCCTTATAAAAAAAGGTTCCATTAATTACTTTGATTTTGTTATCTTCGACCTTTAGGTCGAAAACGACACGGGCAATAATTTCATCACCGGAGGCTTTTGTCTCGTCACTCGCTGCCTTTAATTCTGATAGGGTCTGTTTGAGCTTTGTGATTAAGATTCGCTGCTGACGGATAAATAATGTTCGCAGGGTGCCCTGGTATTCTCTCTCGATGCCGGCCCAGCTCATCTTCCAGTTATTCCAGATACGCAGCTTCTGCTGCTCATCTGCTTTTGTTGTAACTTCGGTAGGCAACTCTGTTTTTTCCTCAATGGTTTTTTCAGGCTCTTGTTCTCCCTGCGGCTTGCCTTCCGGTAATGATGGGCTGATGACTGCCTCCGGTCCGGCTTCGAGTGTATAACGTGCCGGGACCTGACCCATGCCTATCCACCAGTCATCGCCCCAATCAACGCGTTCATAGGGCAAGTCGTGAGCTTCGATAATCTGGTTCAGGGGTACACCGGCTTCGGTAAACTTAAGGACTTTCTCGGCCTGCTCCTGCTTGGCTTTTTGTATTGTCGGATGCTGGTCGATATCGAACCAAAGAAAGGCCTGTTTTTTTGTGTTGACAGCTTTTTGGCGGAGCTGGCGATAAAAAGATTTACGATATAATGAGGATGTTCTGTTTGCACGGTAATATTTTGAGTCTTCAAGCTTTATCGCAGCAGAGAGTAAATCTTTGGTATAAAATCTCGATATGATACCGGAGAGTATGTGGCCGGCAAACAAGGCTGCGAGCGGAATTATAGTATTAAAAATAAAGTCCTGCTGTGCCGGTCCGTGAGAATACTGGGCCTCAGTTATAAGGCCGACAACGCCGGGAGGGACTCCGAAAGCGCTGCATATTTTTTTGTCTGTCCTGTCGGAGATTTCCGCTATCTGCATGTCAGCCATTTTCATGGCGATAGTTTTGATATCCATACCACCAGTCAAAATGGCTGTGCGTTTTGCTTTGCCCGCGCCTTTGTGGCGGGCATCGAACTGGCTTCTTAAAAGCTGAACCTGTTCAGGGTCAAGCTTGCCCTGAGTTGTCAGGATTGCTCCAGGCTCTGCCGCATTATCAAGGGTAGTTGCATTAAAAAGCGATGCAGCGTAACTATAGTCGATATTAAGCTCAGCTGCTGTTGTGGGGCCGACTCCGTGAAACTTGTCGTAAGGATTAAAATTCTTCCACTGGTGAACTTCTAAAGGCGAGAACCTTATTCGCTGACCTCCGACTCCTCTGAACTCCCAGGCAACTAAATTGCCGTCCGCCCTGTTATTGTGCGTTACAGGATGCATTTGAATACCGGAGACGACCATAATTTCCTTCGGTCGCATACCCTGCATCTCGGTAAATACCCAAAATACATCCTGACTCAGGGCATAATGGCCGATAGTCTCAGTAACGAAATTTTCCCAGGTTATGGAAGAGTTGTTAAACAGGCAATCATATACGGGGCCGGATTCGATAATATCTTCATCGATAGTTGATAACACAGGAGGCAGGCCTATAATGCCACCAATAAGCTTATTAACACAGGCAAAGACCAGGTCAACCTGTTTATAGGGTCTGCTCGGCTTGCTGGACGTCCTATCCGGCATATCCTGGCCTGCCAGCCACATCTGAGAGAGCTGGCTAAGACCGAAAGTCTTAACTAATCCGGATACCGCCTTAGCTGCTAACTTTTTTGTAAATGATATATTTTTGGTCATAGTAAAATACACTCGGGTGTAATAGTCGTTTTGCCAGCCTCCTTGGCGAGATTAAACGCCCAGAAATCGTCCGCATGACCGGCCTCGGTAGAAGCGGCATCATAGCGGACATTGCCGGAAATAGTTACAGTTTTGCGAACCGTATGAAAACTTTCCCTTATCTCGCGGTCGGCAGGGACACGAGTACGCTTGTCTTCAAAAAGACCTCTGCCCAGACTTGCCAAATGGTCTTTGACGGGAGCGGTAAATTTGACCTTCTCAACGCGATAGGAACCGTGAATTCTCTGGGCCTCCTCTACTAACATATCGCCGATACCGGTCGCATCAATACAGGCACGGCGGATGTTCTGATTGGCCAACAAATCATTTAACATTTGAAGCTGCGCGTGATACGGAGTCTTGTGCAATTTTATAATCTTGCGGGCAATCATCAGGTCCGCGACTTTTTCATCTATCCAGAAAACAGTTCGATGATGCTCCCTGCCGATATCACCACCGAGATAATATTCCCGCCGCTCTTTGGTATGAAGGACAAGCTCCTGCAGGCAATTCGGATCCTCGCAGGCCTGATATAATTCGTAAGGGATAAGAGCAAGCAAGGCAGTCGAGGGCTTGCACATATATTCCTGGTTCCAGGCGTCCTCGTTACGGCATCGGGCACGGCATTCTTTGAGAAACTTTTCGCGGGCGGCGAGGTCGATATGGTCAAGCTTGTAAATCTTTTCCGCAAGGCCCTGAGCGACGGCATCCTCAATTGTCGTGCGATACAGCGACCAGTGGAGCGAATGTGCCTCGTCGAAGGTCATCTGGCCCTGCAGGACTTTATTGACCAGCTCGATGATGCGATTAAATTCCGATTCCTCGCCATTGTGTGTAGAAAGAATCCGGATATTATAACCCCACGTCGTGGTCGGAAACGCTGCATCGAGCATTTCTTTGGGCTGGTCATGCCAGGCGAATTCATCGAGGACCACATCGCCGCCCTTGCTCCGGAAACGCCGAGGATTACTGGTCATACAATTGACGCGATGACCCTGCGGAAATTCGATAACATAATTATTATATTTAAAACCTTTTTCATCCTCGAGCTGCTCAAGGACTTCCCTGACAACGAGCTCCATCATTTCGCACCATTGCTTGCAGTAAAGGGCGTATTCGAAGGCAGCGGATTCATCGGCGCTCGAGAACCATAAATCACGGCGAACATCGGAACGGTTGCGGTCCCTGCAGGTTTTGTAGCTGTCGGCATAAGTCATGCCGATACGGCGGCTTTTCTCGGAGAGTAGTGCATTCTGCTCATCGAGAATCCACTTGACCTGGTAAGGCAAAAAGTAACCCTTTGGCAATGTATCTTTTTGAGCTACGATCTTGTGACTCCTAAATGCTCATCGATAATTTCCTGAATAAGTTTCCTATCAACGCCGGCCTTGGTAAGTTTCTTCTTAGTGGAGTTCGCTGCAGCAGATATCTTCTTATCGAGCTGGTTGCGGATGTAGGTGTCGGCCTTGATTGAGACGTTGGCGCAGTCACGGACTGCGGCGGCAACATCCTTTGCCTGCTTCGGGCTCAATTCGTCCGTGCAGACCAAATCGAGCACACGGGCTGTAATCATCTCGGCAGCGGCCTTCTGCGTCTCAGAGGCCCGCTCGGCCGTCATATCAGACATTACATTGCGGACGAGCTCCGCCCGGGTCCGTAATAACTCCAGAGTCAAAAGCTGCTTGGCCCAGCGGCCGACTGCAGAGCTGCTGACGGATTGACCGCAGAGCTGGCAATATGTGACTATATCCTCATAACGGGGCCTGCCTGAATAATCCGGAGGCGGCGGATACTCCTCAGGCCAGAGGCCGTCGACAATCATTGCAGTAATCTCCTGCCGCAATGCTGCAGGCAATTTATCAATCGAACTATGGATGCGTCTATTCTTTGCCATGTTAAATCTCGAGCGCCGGGTCGGTCTGGGTCCGCTCTGCAATCTCCTTGCCTTCGGCGGTAAGTTTAATCACCTTCTTTTCAAACGTATCCGCCCCACCGAGAACATCATCAACGAATTCGATATAGCCCTTGTCCTTAAAGTAATTGATATCTTTCCTGAACAGGGCAAATTCGTAGTTGGGGTCAATATAACAAACGGTGCGATATAGAGAATCCAGCTGGGCAGGCGTCGGATAAAACAAATCAAGATTCGTCAGTATTTGCCTGCGCTGCTGTTTTATTTTAAAGGCATCAATTTTATTGTGCATATTAACCTCCGGTTTTCATCTGGCTTGCGATTTCGCGGGCGATGGCACCTGCAATCTGAGGCATCTTCTCAACGATACCCAACTGGCCTTCCATGCGGTTCAACGTGGCTCCTAACTTGTCGAGCTTGTCGCGGGTGAAGGCCTCGCTGCGAACCCAGTCTTCCTTGCTTACGGTATTGCGGTCGCAATCGATTTTGCATGTAGCAAAATCCTTTTGGATATCGCTGATGGCCTGGTCATGGGCATCATACTTGCCGGAAAGCTTGCTGATGCAGCGCTTAATCGATTGCAGGTTTACGAGAATGAGGGCGCCGATGATACTCATCAGGGCGCCTACGATTGTGGCGATAATAGACCAGGGAACCCCAGGCATAACGAATCCTTTCGTCTTTTTTACTTATATTTAGTTTGGTCCTGTATTTTTCTTCGGGTCGTGAATAGCATCGACAACATCCTGAGTCTTGCCGGTCTGATTACTTTGCAAAATTTGCTTAGCAGCTTTTTTGTTAGTGACAACGATATCCGAATCCAAAAGGGCATCAACAGAAGAGACCACTTCGGTAAGAACAGTTTTCGATTGATTGATTTCCGCCGTCTGCTGTTTTATTTTCCGTATTTGTATTAAAAGTTTGGTGACGAGACCACCGAGAACCGGAATCAAAAGACCCGCCAGATAAACATAACCGCTAACGGAGGCAGGCAGCGAAGGGGCGACCGAAGTTGCAATATTACCATAAGCAGACAATTCCGCCTGCGAATCAACATTATTCGTATCGATGGCGTTCAGGATGGCCTGCGCCTGCAGGAGGACATTATCGACCTTTTGCTTCTGCACAGCAAGGCCGCTCAGTTTCGTCCGGGCAGTAACCAGGGCAGCCTGAAGCTCAGCCTTCGATTCGATTGTTATATTGGGGTCAGTCAAAAGAAGCTCGGCTGCCGCAATAACCTGATTGATGTCCGCGATAGAGGCATTGACCGATTGACTGACGGAATTCGCCTGATTAACGACGGACGTAGCCGCTGCGACGCGCTCTGTGGAAGATGTATTACAGCCGGGGAATAAGGTCAGAAGACAGAATACAGAAGACAGAAGACAGAAGGTGGTAAATAGTGATTTGCGATTCATAATACACTCCTTAAAAACTGAGTTACACTGTCTTTAATTTACACTGACGAAACACTAACCGGGCGTGCGCAAACAAAACGCCCACCAACTAAAGTGTCAACCTCAGTCCAGCGTGGGCTGAGGTATTATTATATGAACCCCCCTGCT